ACGAGATGGATGTCAAACATGTTTGTGTAGAAATTGTGAATATAGACAAGATATGTCATGTGGAAATTGTTGTCAATGTAAAAAGTTTAATAATCATATTATAATGTCAAATTGTCAATATAAAAAGATCAGATGAAAGTTCCCTTTCATCGTAAAAATTACGTCTTTTAAGGTGTATTTTTAACTGACATATGCCTTAAAAGACATATATAAGGATGTAAATGAATGAATAATGTTAAAGTTACGAAGCAATTTGTAGAATATTCAAAGGAATTAGCAGAAGATATTCTTGGATATAATAGATGTTTTTATTTTGGAAACATGGATAAAAGGACAAATAGAAAATTAATATATCATATCAAACGTTGTGAGAAATTGCTTAATGAAATGGAGAATAAAAATGGGTAGACTGATTGATGCAGATAAATTGAAACATGTAATACATTGTGCGTATTCTGATGATTTAGAAATTCTTGAAAAAATTGATGAACAGCCGACAGCTTTTGATTTAGATGAAGTCGTGGAACAGTTGAAACAATCAAAAACGAGATACTTCTTAACAATTGCAAACACAGGAGATAAAAAGTTAGATATTGCTTATGAAATGTAGAAAATGTATTAGACAGGGTTATTGAAATTATAAAAGGCGGTGGAATTTATTAGATGTTAGTACCTGCGATATTATATAAGGATCAAATCGAAAAGGAATTTCAGAAATTATATTATACAGAAGATATGTTTTATTATACTGGCTGTTTGGCACAATGGTATCCTAATATTAAGGACATTCCTGGAGATGGTGAATTTGATTATGTAATCGTAAATAATGCTGATAAACTCATTGGTTATCTTTCGTATAGAGTAGATTATTATTCTTCAAAAGTCTATAATTTTGGATTAGTTTCTTTTGATAGAGGGAATCCAATTATAGGTAATGACTTATACAAAAAGTTAGAAGAACTTGTCTTTCATTTTCATCGTATTGAATGGAAAATGATTGGTGGTAATAGAGTTGAAAAGCATTATGATAAGTTTTGTAAGTTACATAATGGTCAAAAACATATATTAAAAGATTCAATAAGAGATAAAAACGGGAATTATCATGATGATATTATTTATGAAATTGTGAAAGATGGTGAGTTGAATGAGAGAGATTCTTTTCAAGGGAAAGCGGATTGATAATGGAGAATGGGTTGAAGGATATTATTATAAAATGTCTGAAACAACCTATTGTTTTAAAGAGGACTATGAACGGAAACCAGTACCAGAACATCACTATATTTTGCAAGAGAGAATGACTGACTGGGGATTACCAAATCAGATAGTACAGATTGAAATTGATTCCAAAACACTCTGCCAGTTCACAGGACTTTGCGATAAAAACGGCAAGAAGATTTGGGAAAATGATATTGTAAAGACTGTTTCGGATATTTATGCACATGTCAAATTCGGGTTATACACTACAGGATTTGCACTTGAAGAATGTAATCAAGGCTTTTATGTTGATTTTTCAGTTAAAACTTATCTGAGACATGAATTAGGATATTGGAACAATAAAGTAGAAGTCAGAGGAAACATTTTCGACAATCGAGATTTATTACAGGAGGAATCAGATGAGTAAATCAGTATTGGTGATTGACACACCAGAAACTTGTATAGATTGTATATTTTGTCAAGAATACAGGACAAAAAGTAGAGAATACGCATATTGCTATGTGACTAATGGGGATAGCGAAAATGACATGAAATTAATTGACTGTATATACGGATATCGTCAATCTAAACCCGATTGGTGTCCATTGAAACCGCTGCCAGAAGAAGATTATGAAAATCATTATCCTAATAAATGGATAGATGGATATGCTAATAGCTGGGATGATTGTTTAAAGGAGATTGTAGAATGAATTATAAGAAAGAACTATTCGAAAATCAGAAAATTATTTTGCTTGCGTTGAATAAACTTCTTACTCCGCATTGTAAAGGATCTTTACGTGATGCAAATGGTGAAACTCAATGTAATATTGATTTGATTGAGAGATATCATGTAACAGAGAAGATATTAAAATACATTAATGAATGATTGAGAGTAAACTTTCATTTGTGGAAAGAGAGGAATAAATATATGGAGTATATTGAAATCGACCTTGATTGTGGATTATCCATTATAGATTCAGTTAAATTATTGCATAGTAAGGCAGAAGCCACTGATAAAAAATATTTTGGAGAATTTAATGGTCACAAATTAACATCTGATATGACAGTAGATGAAGCATATATTGAATGTCTTGGTAGAACATCTAAAGAATTTAAAGATGAACAAGAAAAATGGAGACAAGATTTAATCAAAAGAGAAGAAGAACATAAAAAGAAAATCCCAGAACTAACAAAATATTGGATTAAAGAAGGACATAAAGTTTTATCACAAGATAAATGGGACGAATGGGATAGATGTGTACCTATTAGATTAGGTGATCTGTACGAGGGAATGGAGTTAGGTCAATGTTTAGATATTATTAAAACTGTTAAGGATGATTCTATTGCAGCAGGTATTGAAGTAATGAAGAATCAAGGTCACTCAGGAATGTCTTGGGGACTTATGAAATCTATGATTTATACATTTTGTGATTGTGGTAACGAATTTGTTGAAGCTTTAGATAATATGTAATTTTTCTAAGAGCATTTCTGCTCAAGATTCCATAAAAAATACAATTGAATAGAGAGGTGATTAGATGCCAACAGGATATACGTCTTATATTAAGGATGGGAAAATAACAACTGGTAAAGAGTTTTTAAAACTATGTACAAGAGCATTTGGAATTGCCGTTAACTTAAAAGATAAATCTTTAGATGTTCCAACACCAAATCATTTTGAGCCAGATCTTTATTATGAAAAAGCATACAAAGATTCTTTAGTGTCAAGAGAAAAAGTATATAGTATGAATCTTGAAGAAGCAAAAGAAGATATGATTTCTAAATTTAAGAATAATAAAGCTAGTGCAAAAAGATGTCTTAAAGATTATAAAGATGAAGATAAAAAGTATCTAAAAGTACGAGAAGAAGTTGAAAAATGGATTCCACCAACACCAGAACATGAAAATTTAAAGAAATTTTGTTTAGAACAAATTGATATGTCATTGAATACATCTTTATATAAATGGTGTGAAGAAGACATAAATAAGGAATTAGATACTTCTGATGATGCAATTAGGAAATATATTGATGATTTAAAAGATCAAAAGGATAGGCAAGTTAATAGGGCATATGAAAAATATCAAGCAGAATTAAAGAGAGTAGAGGAAAAGAATCTATGGATGAAACAATTTTTAGATAGTTTGGAGGATATGTAAATACATGAAACAAACGTTTCATTGAGAAATTATCACTATATATTGTGTCTTAATTAATTTAAAATACAATATATACTACATAAAGAAAGGATAAAATGTATAAAGGAAAAGAAAATGCAGAAACGGCAAAACATCTTCAAAAAGGCGAAGAATGTATTGTTGTAGGATTTGGACAATCTATGACACCTAAATTAAAATCGGGTCAGCCAGTAAGATGTGTTCCTGTGACAGATAAAACAAAATTAAATAAAAATGACATTGTATTATGTAAGGTAAAAGGTCATTATTATTTACATAAAATTTCTGCAATTAAAAATAATATAAGATTTCAAATTTCTAATAATCATGGTCATGTTAATGGCTGGATTGGAAGAAAAGATATTTTTGGAAAAGTTGTTGAGATTATATGAAGAAAAAATGAAACTGTTTGGAGAATATCTTATTAAGTGTTGCGAATATATGTTAAAACATAGTGAGGAAATTTAATTTTGTGAATGGAGATTTCTGTAAATATAATAGCAAATAACCCTTATTAAAATCGTTTCTATGGCTTCAAATTTCAATTTTAATATTTAAGATAAAGAATGAACCCTATTAAAAATAAGAGAGAGAATATAAGATTATAAGTCTAAAATTATAGGCTGTATATAACAAATTAAATATATAAAAGGAGAAAATATTATGATGAACAGAGAAAATAAATTAGCGTTAATGAAGGACAGATTTGCAAGATTATCAAGAAGTGAGAAGAATATTAAGTGTGGGGGTGTACTCAGAAGATTAAAAAGAGATATTAGAAATCTTGAAAAATTAAAATAGGTTCTGAAAAGGATAATTAACTTCATACATAATACAATAAAGGAGATATTTTTATATGAATTGTAAGGAATGTGGATATATTAAAGACGAATATGAAGAGAGAATGTCTTATTGTGATAAATATTTTCCTGGTTATTATTCAGAAGACGATATAACAGAATGTTGTTATTGTGTAAAAACAGATGGGAGATTATGTTGGACAGGTGTGTGTGATAAATTCCCATCAGAAAAAATCAGAAGAATCTGCAATAGAAACCCTAAAAAGAGAAGAAGTACAAAAAGAGAACGAGATAAAAAATATAAAGAGAGAATGAAATATCTGTATGATACATTGGGACATTTAGTTTCTTCTCCTGTGGATAAGTATGGACATTATACAAAAGACTTAAATGAAATTACTCATTATAAAAGATATTGGTTTACTGGGACAGGGAGGAAATACCATAAAAGACAATCGAACAAAGCAGTTAGAAGAAGTAAAGATATTTCTGTAAGAAATAGAGGAAATTATAAAAAAGTTTATGATTTATGGTGGGAAGTTTATTAATGGGAATTAGGAATATTGATAGAATCAGAGCAATGTCTTTAGAAGAATTAGCTCCATTATTAATTAAATGTTATAGAACAGTTGACGAATATGTAGATTATTTAGAAATATATAGATATAGAGAAAGTTATTTTTCACCATCAGGTAGAGTATTCGGGGATTATGAAGATGCTTATGAGGATTGTATTAAGTGGTTAGATAATGAATATGAAAGGAA